ACTCAACTGTGAACTCTTCGATCTGATCGTTGCTGTCATAAGCAAGGTCGATCTGAGAGACGTTAGTTGGGAATGCATAGAAGAGATCATACTGACGTAGAACCTCACCAGATTCGGAAGCATTCTTCTCAAGTTGCTTGACCTTGAGAAGTCTGGTGTAACCATCAGTCTCACTTGGTGTGAACAGAGGTGAGTTGTTGGTTTCGTGAGAGTTGATCTGTGCCAACCACTGCTCGAAGTATGCACGGATCTTCATTTCCTTGTCGTTGACGAAGGTTGCAGTCCATGTATCGAAGGTGCGGTCACCAGCGATCTTAACAGTTCTGCCACGGAAAGGAACTTCGATTACACCCAAGTTGGATGCAGGAAGTGCTGCCGATTTGCAGAGAAGATTGACCATATCTACATCGCCTCCAGCACCCGATACTTCTTCGGGGAAAGCGATATCGACAATGAACATATTAGGCTTGACGCCTTGTCCAATATCAGAAATAAAGTTGCTTAACTTAGTTGCCATTGTTTTCTTTTAACCTCGTTTGATGTTTATGATGGGAACCTTGGATCAGCGACCTACAACTTCACTGAAGGTAACTCCAGTCTTGGTTGCAGTAAATGTAACTGTGATGTAGTTGATCGAGCGGGTTGGTTTTACATAAACTTCAGCAACAAACTCGTTGCGATCAATAACGTCAGGGGTGTTGTTTGTCTCGTCACAGATAACGAGGTAATCTGTAACACCTCTGCGTGCCTGAACCTCGGAGAGGTAGGAGTTGAGTGCGCCAGAGAAACCAGCTCTTGTGGTTGCATCGTTCTGCTCGAACAGGACGCCTTCAGCAAGTCTGCGTGCTCTCTTCTCAAGGTTGAGGAAGAGGCGACGAACGTTGATACGATCGAATGCAGAAGGTGCAGATAGTGCAGTCTTGTCACCGAATAGGGTGATGCCTTGTCCTCTTAGACCAACAACAGGGTTGATACGTGCTTGATACAGCTCGTCTCTGTCTGCCTTGTTAGGATTGTATGCCATCTTAACTGCGTTAAGAATGCCGCCACGGTTCAGACCAGCAGGTGAATACCAGTCTTCCTGTAGGTTAGAAGTCTGAACGCAAAGACCAGCAACGTCACCGTTGGTTGGAATGTAGCGATAGACATCATTGAAACGATCATAAACATACTTATAACCACTGTCGAATACAGCGTAGGAAGTAGAGGTTAGATCTGAGAAGAACGCCAGAGTGTTCTCTTTCTGTTGTGTAGCGGTTAGAGCGCCACCAGTGGAAGCGATCTGGTTTCCTTTGTGTGGAGAAACGAATGCGATTGCATCCTTTCTGCTTGCAGCAATTGCGATTACTTTAGTTGCCTTTGCCTTAGTGTCGGTCTCGCTTGCCATGGATCCACCCATGAGAACGAAATCGATCTCGGTCTCTTCAGTATCGAGGAAGAGATCCATTGCAGCGCCAAACTGACCAGTGGTGTAACCCGATCCGTCAGCACCATCTTCGAGTCTGTCGTTGAATGCACCCAGTCCTACAAATGCACCAGCAGTTCCAGTTGAAGCAGTGCCGAGAGCAACTGTTCCACCAAGGTTTGCATCAGCGCCAGGTGCAGTTCCTGCAAACAGGTATGCAGACTGTTCGTTGATTACAGACTTGTAGTAGATATTGCCACCTTCTGCATCGCGTGCATCGGACAGTTTTGAAAGATATGTGAATCTCTCTAGCAAAGTGCCTGAGATTCTATCGATAACAGCAAAGTGAACTGCGTCACCAGAGAATCCGTTGTCCAGTGCAAACTGAGTTGAAGCAGGGCGAGGTCCAATTGCAGATAGTGCAACGCCTTCGACTGAAGTATTCAGATACCAGTCTTTAGCAGCGGTAACTCCAACCGTTGCGCCACCGTCAGTTAGAACGCTTGCGCTTGTGATAGCACCAGTTGCTTTGACAACCAGTGCTTCATATGTTCCACTGATTACGGTTGCAGTTACTTCACCGAAGGTGAGACTATCACCAGCAGCGATGGTGACGTTTGCAGGTTCTGATGCGAGAGTCAGGATGTAATCTGCACCAGCGTCAACTAGAACTCCTACGAGTCTGTTACCGTGTGATCCTGCAGATCTTGCAGCAAAGACATTGGTGGTTCCAGTGCCTGCCATCCAGTCTTCTTCGTTCTTGATCAGAACACCAGTGCCACCAGTAGTTGCGTTGAGTGCTCCTGTGCTTTCTGCACGAACAACAGCGAGTCTACCGCCGTAGTTCAGGAACTCAGATGCAACCATCCAGTCCTCAGCATGATCTGCTGTTGGTTCACCGAATGTATCGATCAGTTCTTTTTGAGTATTGATGTTAACGATTTCACCGATTGGTCCCTTAGCAAAAGATGATGCGTGTGCTGCTCTAATAGCCAACGCACCTGTCACGACAGCATTAGTAAGGTCACGCTCCTTGATTAAAATTCCAGGCGAGACTTGACTTGCCATGTTTTTCTCCTTGGTGTGTCCAAAATTAATCTAAAACTATTTAGATTTTTGACTTCTTCAAGTGGGGAAACAATGCATGAACACACTACCAGTCTGGATAGTCGTATTGTGAGGGTTTGTCAGTTTTTCTTGCATTGAGAACTCTGCGAATTGTGCATTCCTTACACTCATATGAGTATGATGATGGCAGATCTCCCCTGACTCTTCTAATCAAATAGTAGTCTTCTAGAAGATTTTTTGTAAGATGACAAGTCCTACACTTCCTTTCCTTGAGAAGTAAATGATCTAATTTAAACTGATCGTCTAAGTTCATCGGTAGTCCCACATATATGAAACGTCTTCTTGTGTATCACCATACCAGACAGTTCCATCCTCAACAAATCCTTCGTCACCTTCTAGACCTGTAGTGATGAATCCAAACGGTGCCATGTCCTGTTCAATCTGATTTTTCTGTTCGTCATAGATACGTTGACGAACATCATTATCTGTCAGTTCTTTAAAGTAATCCTGTTGAACCAACCAAGCAAAGATAACCATACACATTACAAGGTCATCATGGAATCCTTCGTCTGCTTCAAATGATTGCTTCTTCTGGATGAATGTAGTCAACTCATTAATAATGTCGTAGTCATTAAAGATAAGTTTGTCATCCTCAACAATCTGCTTGAGGTTTGCACACCCTTGCTTCTTAACTGTCACACTCATCTTGACACCAAGTTGTGTCTTGTTACCAGAGAATCCCTGTCCAACAATCTGACCTGCACGTCCACGCATTGCACACATCAGGACGTTAGGATATTCCAGATCATAGTTTAGAATCGATGCTACAGAATCTCCAACGTCATTGACTTCGCAGAGAACCCATCCATTATTATATGCACGAGCAACGTCATTGATGACATTGGGGAACAGCATCGGTTTGATTTCATTATTTCTATACTTTGCCACAATCTTATATGGCACAGTAGTAATGTCATACACAATGAAAGCAGAGTAGTCGCCACCGATTCCACGACTAACGTCCACAGTCAATAAGTATTCGTTCTTTTCTTTTGGTGGTTCATAGATATCGAGACCTTTGTTTCTAGTGACAGGATCTACGAACGCTAATGCTTTCAACTTGGCAGCAGAGATCAACGTGTCAACCGATCCAAGGAACTCACACTCAAACTCCTGTGTGAACTGTCGCTCAGATGTGTTCTTGATTGTTTCTTCTTTCCACTTATCATCTCTGCCTGGCACCTGTGACCAGTGGACTTCATGATAAGTGTATCCGTTTCTGCCGTTGGTTGCATCTGTCCACATCTTATAGAAGTGGTTCATACCCTGTGGGGTAGAGATGATGATTACTTTGGTGCTCTTACCAGAAGTAATAGTAGGATAAACAGATGCAAAGAACGAGTCAGCGATGTGATTTGGGACGAACGCGAACTCGTCGAGAAAGATGATGTTGAACGACATACCTCGGACAGCACTCGCAGACGTAGAAGCTGCCAATATCTTACTGCCATTTTCTAATTCGATGTTTCCTT